ATATTGTTTATTTTGACAATCATTTTATTTATTATTCTACATATAAGATACAAATATAATGGAAAATATAGGAAATGGTAAAATTGTGAGTGTTCCGAAAGCTGTGTTGGAACAACCTGACTATGAATGTGAATGTGGAAACAAAACATTTAAAGAACTTTTGAAAGTTAAAAAAATATCGGCATTATTATCCCCAACAGGTAGAGAGGCATTAATACCTTATGAGGTATTAGCTTGTAATAAATGTGAAAAAGAAATAGATTTAAAGTTATGATAATTAATTTAGAAGGTATTGATAAGTTTGATTTGAACAATGAAAAATTAAGTATGATTTGTTTTACGGCTACATGGTGTGCACCTTGTAATCAAATGAAGCCAATTTTAGAAGAAATATCTGAAAAATATAAAGATTCAGTTGATGTTTATAATGTAGATGTTGACGTAAATAAAGAGTTTGTTGATTCAACATTCCGTATTCCAATCATACCGGCTTTTTATTTTGTAAAAAATGAAACTTTAATGATGAATAAAGAAGGTTCTTTATCTAAAGAACAAATAATAGATATAATAAAAGAAATAGAAAATTATGATAGAGATAGTAAATAACCAATTAGAATTGAATAATGAAAAATTAAACATACTTTACTTTAGTGCTACTTGGTGTGGTCCTTGTAAAATATTAAAACCAGTTATGACTGAAATATCTAATGAAAGAACAGATGTTAATATTTTATATATTGATATTAATCAAAATATGGAAATAGCTGGTAAATATGAGATTATGTCAGTTCCAACCCTGATATTTATTAAAGGTGGTGAGGTAAAGAATAAAATTGTTGGATTACAACCTAAAACAAATATTATTCATGCAATCGATACCATCCAGCAGTAAAAAAGTTTTGGAAGAAATTCTGAACATAATAAGAACCACGCCTAATGACATGGTTCTTGGTGAAAAATTGAGGAAATATTATAATAATACTATTGGGTTGTCTGGAAAATCGCCTTCTCAATAATATATGTATTTGATTTTAATATTGGGCTATTGATGTAGTTATTGATAGTTGGATATTTAGAAAAGAAATCTTTTTCGAATTTATCGGTTAGAACATAAATAGGGGTGTCTTTTTGACACCCTTTTATTTTATCAATACTTTTTTTAACTAAACTTTTTTCTACGACAATTAAATCTACTGGATTTTTAGTTAGAAAACTCAATGCGAAGCTAATGTCGATAAAATCGTAAGTAATAACACCTTTAAGATTATCTCTAATAATCCTAGAATTAAGGATATTAGCTAATATATCTTCATCTATTATTGCAACTCTCTTATAGCACATCTGATTATAAAATTAGTAAACTAATATACATCTATCAGGTCTTAATGTTACTGTGATATCTGCAATATCATTAGAACTATAATCTAAACTACCAAAGTTAGCTGAAGATATGAATGTTCCTTCTAATCTCCATTTTTGAACTACAGCTCCTGGCGGGTCTAATAATTCTAAATCGATATCTTTCTTATAACCAGCTGCGTAACCCATACGTCCTGTAACTGATTCAGCACATAAACGAACCCATTCCATAAGTGCTTGAGATGCTGAAGGTCCAATTGGGTCTTTAAAATTAACGTCAATTGTTCCCCAGTTAAATCTACCTGCTACATAAGTAGAAGTATTTAAGAATGGAACTTCTGTTGCGTCAATTGTTATTGTAGGTCTTGATGCTGATGTTACATACCATTCGTTAATACCCAAAGTTGATGGAAATCTTACGATGAACCTATTTTTTCTTAATGGTTCAAATGGTAATGGTATTTTGCTTAATAAATCTGCCATATTTTTAATTTAATTTTTTATGTTTATACATATAAATAGTGTGTTTTCAGAAATATTCATTCCTCACTAATTTTCTTATTTTTTTTAGACAAGTAGAAATATAAAGAGAATAAACACCCAGATATGAGGTAAAAAATTGAAACTGTAATCCAATATGAACCGGTCAGGCTGAGGATAGTGAAAAAAATCATATCGTAACCAAACGGATTGAAGAACATCGCCATCATCAATATGAAGGTAAGATAATTCTTTTTTATTTTGCTTTTTATTTTTAGAAGCATTACGTTTTGTGTCCATATCATTGAATTGTTTATTCATTGAAACAACTACTTATTCATTGCTGGACAATAAATACACAATTTTTTAAAAAAGATTAAATTTTTTTGGTATATCAAATATTTTGTGTATATTTGTATTGTGATTGATGGAAACAATTCAGATACAATTAAATCATTCACAATTTGATTAGGACTGAAAACCCCTAATTTAAACAGGGTAGGAACGATTTAGATACTAAACCCTGTTTTTTTATATCCATATAACAACCTGATCTTTACTAACCCTGAAAGGTAATTCTTCAGATTCTCTAAATACTGTAAGAACATATAATTTCCAATAAGTTCCACCTATAAGTGTAGGGTCTATTGCAATTGCTATTTCTTTTTGTATTGATTTAATAACAAATGGAACCCCATCTTTTATTTCACCTAACATAATTGATTCCGCTATTTTACGCATAGATAGCTCAATAATATACTTTATTTCTGAGTTTGATATTTCTCTTTCATCGTAATTAGGTATATCTGTTCTTTTACTTCTTAAATATGCGTGTGTGCTTCTATCAACCTCAAATTTAAAAGATACTTCTATTTTAGAGGTAAGTACTGCAATTTTTTTTTCTAATAATAATTGTTCTTTAATAATTTTACGCAGTTTGTTCATATGTTATAAATAGTTAATAGCAAAAAAAAAGGTGGACTTAAATCCACCTTTTATATTTAGTTTAACAATTAAGATTATCTTAATTCTGCTACGTTGAAAGTTCTGATACCATCTACTGTGATAACACCATAGAACCTATTGTTCAACACCTTAGTTGCGTATCTAGTCATGATACCTTTAATAGGTGCGAAAGTGAATGGGTTATACATAGTTGGAGTCAATTGAAGTGGTACGTATGGAGCATATACATAACCAGTATCTAACATAGATGAACCTTTGTGTCCGATTAACACTTTGTTAGCTGGGAAGTATGGATCTCTATACACTTTGTATCTTCCTTGAAGTGTACCAATTTTTTCAATACCCATATTGTATTGATCTTCTTCAGGGTTAGCGTTTGAAACGTGGAAGTATTGTAAATCATCAAAGATTGCTGAAACTTCAGCTGAACATACGATCCAGTTAGCACCACCTCTTAAAGTTGATTTGAAGATTTGAGCTGAAATCTGATTGATTGTAGTAATCAATGTTTGGTTCCAGTCTTTTTGAGTGTAAGCGTTGAAACCACCACCTGATGCTGCACGTTTCCAACCGTTCCAATCCCATCTTAATCTCCAAGCTGCTGCTTTTCTCAAATCTCTCAAGATTTCTCTATCGATTTCTGCTGCGATTTCTTCAGACAAGATAGCTGTTAATTCAGCTTCTGCGTCGATGTTATGGAATGCACTTACGTCTTGAGCCATTTCAGGAGACCATTGTGCTCTTAATTTTCTTTCTGTTACAGAGATTGTTACTGAATCTAATTCGAAAGAAACTTCACCTAAAGCTGCTTCAAATTCTAAATCTCTATATTGTCTCCATCTAGCTTGGAACTTAGTAGCTGTTGGTAAGTATGAACCTACATAACCATCTACTGAATCACAAGTGATACAAGCTGGGCAACTTAAATCTACCTCAACATACATCAATCCGTTTGCTGTACAAACATCTTGAGCTGATGAAAGAACTGATTGTCCACCTAAAGTACCTGTTACTTGCTTCCAGTAATCAACGATTTGTCTAGCATATTTCTGAGTTACAACTCTAAATTCAATAGGAGCGCCAGATGCATAATTCAAAGAAGAACCTTGACCTGAACCAACACCACCTGTTGAACCTGAACAACAAAATATATCTGCTGTAGGTAAAATTTGGAATGAAGCTAAGAATTCTTCTGAATCCATTTCGTTACCATTTGGACCGATGATTTTACCAGCACCTGATGATGTGAAACCTGTTACTTCTAAAGTTACATATCTAGTACAACCTGTTGTTGTTGTGTAAGTGAAATAACTTGTTCCAGCTGATAAAGTTGTTAAAGTTACAACACCTAAGTTGTTAGTTGTGAATTCTTGGTAAGCACCTTTAGATCTGTCAAACAATTGGTTATTGTCTAAACCTGAAGTTGAATCGTAGTAAGCGTCATACAAGTTTGTTTGTTGGAAAGTTGTGTTTTGATCAGCTGTTGGAGTACCAGTTCCGTTATTTGGATAACCAAATGGATTTGTGTGACCAAATACGTTGTTACCGTAGTTAATTCTATTAGAAATTTTAGGAACGAAGTAGAAAATTCTACCAATCGGCATGTTCAAAGCTTGAACTGAAACGATTTCGTTAGCTAATAATTTTGAGAATACCCTTCTGATGATAGGGAATACTACTGTTTCGAAAGAACCTGCTGCGTCAGTTGCAGTTGCTTCATTGATTAAGAAAGAAGCTTGGTTCTCGAATAATTGAGCCACATTGTCTTTAGTGTGACCGTCTAAACCTTCAAGAAAGCCCATTCTATCCCATTTCTCGATAGTTTGCTCTCTTACAAGTTTCATTTGTTTTAATCCGATGTTTCCTACTTCACCAGATTTTAATAAAAAACTACTCATAGTTGTTATTTGTTTATTTGTTTTATTTTATTGTTTTATTTTCTATTTAACTTTGACATTAAATCTTTAATTTGTTTGATTTTTGGATCTTCATAAACAACTGATTCAGTCAATTTTGATGAACTACTTGTTAATGTTTTCTCCACGTTTTCTGATAATGAATTCAAGTTAGAAATTGTTTTCTTGCTTGATAAATCTTCAGAAAGCATTTTAAATAAATTTTTAGAATCATTTACACTTTTTACGTTGTCAAACTTTCTAAGAATGTCTAATTTTTCTTTTTTAGTTGTTGTGTGTTCTGTGAACAATTTGTTAGTGTATGAAAGATTAGTGTAATAAACCGCCATTTCATTCATCTTTTCTTTTAAAGAACCTAAAGCTGATTTATATTCATTATTTTTAGCTTTATATCCTTTTAATTCAGATTCGATTAATTTAATTTGGTTTTTTAACTCTCTATTTTGAGATTCAACTTTGATATCAACCCCATTTTTATATGAAATGTATCTATTAGGTGTTCTTGCCTTTCTAAGACCTCTACTACCATCTCTAGAACCATTACCATATGTTCTTGCAGCTTCTTCTAAATCTTCGTCCTCATCATATTCTTCCATATCTTCATCCATAAGTCCTTCATTTTCTTCTTCAGATGCTTCGTCAAGTTCAATTTCATAAACTACTTCACTCATATCTTCATTATCAGGACTTTCAGAACTCATATACTCTGACATAGAATCTTCATCCATTAATTCATTCATCCAACCTTCAAATTCTAAATCATCATCTTCGACATCTTCATCTTCTTCGTATTCTTCTTCTTCATCATATTCGTCCTCATCTTCATCTTCGATATCTAAATCATCGAAATCTTCAAATGTAGCTTCATCCAAATACTCATCAAGTTCTTCATCAGTCATTTCTTCTATACCTTCCATTTGTAGGATATATTCTCTATCCCCATCTTTTAAGTGTACTCCATCTTCTGTTTTAGTAACTTCGATTGAATCCTCTGGACCCATAGCTTTAAATACTTTGATAACTTCAGCGTCAGATGCGTTTGTCATATCCATAACTTCTTCATCTTCTTCACCATCTTCCATTTCTGGCATTTCAGGTGCTTCAGGAGCTTCTGGCATTTCAGGTGTTTCCATACCCATAGAATCCATTTCAGGTGATTCTTCCTCTTCTTCTTCAGTTAATGAACTTTTAATGATCTCATCGATCTCTTGCTTCATAGCCGTAGCTAGAACTTCCTTTCCTACTTCTTTAACTGCTTCCTCTAATTGACTTGCTTCGATTAGAGCTTCTTCAATAATTGAATTTGTTTTTTTCATGTGTGTTAAATAAAAATTTATTTATACACTATAAATAGGGGGTTTTTTGATAAAATGTAGTTTTGTCACAAATATTTTTTATATAGCACAAAAAAACCCCCATTTTGTGAGGGTGCTAATAAGAACATAAAAAAACCCCAATTAAGGGGTTTTAATAATTAAATCGCTTTTCCATCTTGGATAAGTGATTCGATTTTAGTTTTTGTTACACTTGTAATACTCCAATCATAAACTGTTCCATTCATAAACTGAACCATTTGAGCTTCTACATCGGTAGGACTTACAGCCTTTACGATAAACTCTTCGTTTTTCTTTTTGATTTTACCCGAATTCTCATCAGGTATTGACATAGTGGTAACACACTTAAAGTAATAAAAATCTCTTTCTTCCATATTGTTTTAAATTATACTTAACTATAAATAAAAAAACTCAGATTGGAAAGTCCGAGTTTTAATTTTTTTTATTTAAAAGGTGATTTAGATTTAGTAGGTTGATGATGTTGTCTTTTCTTCCTCGCTGCACAATGTGCTTTTTGAGAGAAACCTTTTGGATTTGAACAATTAATAGATTTTTTATATTTCTTTGTCCATTTCTCAATTAAGTAAATTAACTCATCTTCTGTTAATAAAATAGTTTTCATTATTTTTTATGTTTAATAATTAATTCACCTAATACTTCTATTTTACCTAAAAGCCTTTGGAAATCTACTTGTCCAATATTCACATCTTCACTTAAACCACATACTCTATCTATATGTTCTTTTAATTCAGTTTTAGATTTTTCTAAATTAAACTTACCTTCAGATGCTTTTTTATAGTATGGTAATTTAACTATAAAATGGTGATATGTCAACATAGATGATCCACCTTTTTCTTTAGCGTTATTAGCTATCTTTTCAGCACCACCAAACCTTTTAGAAGCAAATTCTTCAAAGTCAGTAGATTTGATTTTTTTAAGTTGTTCTTCTGTGATAATGATTTTCATATTACATTTTTCCTTTTTTCCATCCACCTTTTGCTCTGATAGCAAATATTAATTGTCTTTCTTTTTTCTTTAAAGCTTCTGTCTTTTTTGGGTTACTCTTTAACTTCTTTAATTCAGATTTTAATTCAGCGATTGTTTTATCTGAATATTCACCTGTTTTTTTAACCACAGATTTACCAGCCCATTTTTCTTCTAATTCTTCTTCATTCCAACACTCTTCACACATTTCTTCATTTTCATCTGTTGGAACTCTCATAATCCATTCATTCATATCCATTGAATCTTCATCTACTTCACCCATAAAGAAATCGAATACTTGATCCATATTGTTTTTAGCTTCTGATATATGATCATCAGCCCAATCATGTCCATTTTGAATGGTATTATCAATCATACTTTTATCCAATGATAATAGTTTCTCACATTGACGTTTTATTTGTTCTAAGTTAGAAAAGAACATATAATTTGTGTACATTTCTGAATCATCTTCTTTAATGATTCTTTGGATTATTCTTGTTAAATCCGCTTCTGTTAATTTAATTTTTTTCATATTATCTACCTTGACCTTTATATGATTTAACATAATTTTTTGAGTTTTTATTGCTAGATGTTTTTGCTTTAGCGTGAACACCATTACCGCTCTTTTTAGAGTTTAATTTTACTTTTGATCCTGATGATCCACCTTTTGTTGCCTTTGCCATTAGATTAAGAAATTATCGATTGATTTTATTACATCTTCAGAAATTACTGTATTTCTATTAATGTTTTCTGTATAAACTTTACTTAATGATTGATCGGTAAATAAATAAGCTCCTGGTGTTGATGGTTGTGAAACCAAGTCAAAACAGATTAACTCAAAATCCGATTGAACAATATTTTTATTACCTTCTTTTTTTAATGAACCAATACCTCTTGATGAAATACCGATTGTAATTCCGTGTAATAAAAGATTTGCTGCGATGTCAGGTGCATAATTACCTACATAACCATATTTCTTAAATCCAGGTGAAGTAAGAATCTTCAATTTACCCCATAATTCTTTCCCTTCCCACCAAGTTTCCAATATCTCGTGTGAAACTCTTTCTAAGTCAATAATTGATGTTTCTGGGTGATTTAATTCTGATATTGCTCTATGTTGATCAATAACTTTTTGATACTTTTCTACATTAGCTTTTAATACCTTCTCAGGGTATATTCTACCATTTTTATTTTCAGTATCGTATTTTTGAAGAATTGCGTATAAAATAATATCTTTATCTTGTTCAAGTGAATATGATTCTACTAGTCTAGAATTACGTTCAATCTTAGGATCAATATAACCAGTATTATCAATTATAATACCATAACCTTCTTCATTCTCTTTAAGAACTCTCAATTTAGAGTAATCAATATATTTTGTCATACATATAAATATAAGCTAAAATAAAATTTGTTATTATGACATAAAATACTTATTGTTTTATCAGATAATAAACTAAAAAACACATAGAAAAAACGAATGATTAAAACAGGTAAAAAGTTAAATTTGCCATTAGATGAGCGATTTAAGATTAGCTACGGAACTGTGAACATTAAGAACCCCATTTCAATATATCTACAAATGTCTACTTGGATAAAACCAAATGAAGAGTATGAAGATTATGAAAACCTAATAAAAAAATTAACTAAAAACTACAAACACTTATTGGCTGACAGCCTTAAAAATTCAATATTCAACGATAGAAAATGGATTGTTGATTTGGATTTAAGATCTTCAGGTATGGTTAAAGATAAAAAAAGTTTTATGTCAGTCGATACGGTTCTATTCTATCACGAACCACAAGATCCATTCAGGGATGAGATTGTCCTATTCGTTAAAAATAAATGTGAAGAATTACTTAAAATATTTACTGAAAATAACGAAATTGAATGTTACCCTAATAAAAAATAATTATTTTTTTTTGCTCATATCATATCTGATATTATCTAAAAAATCCCTTAAATATATACTACCCCTTTCATAAGCCTGTCTTTCCATTTTTCGCAAATGTTTATCATGTTCAGCGTATTTTGGATCGTCAGGCTCTTTGTGATGCACAATATGTCCTGTTAAATGTTGATTCCTGTGTATTAACTCGTGACAATAAGTTCTTAAAATGTCAACTAAACCCCTTTCTTCTACATTATATAGAATGATAACATTCTTCTTATCATTATACTTACCAGTCTTTTCTATTGGATGATATTCGTCAGTATGAGTTAGAACAACCTTTGGATATGGTTTTAATTTAATCCTTTTTACGTTGGCGAAATACTTTGTTACTTCTTTAATATAACTTCTTAGAACCTCTAAATCTTTCATTTAATATAAATACCCATAAAATAAAAAAACCCCAATTAAGGGGTTTTAAATTATTTAAATAAGTCAGATATATCTATATCATCAACATCTATATCTTCATCAGGTTCTTCGTATGAACCCATAGCGTTTTCATATTCTTCACTAGCGATAGATTGTTTAATTTCGTTAGCCAAATCAACCATCATTTGTTTACCTCTTGGGGATTTTTTCAATACCTCTTTCATAAAGATATTAAATTCTTGTGGTGGCATTTGAACTATTTTCTTATATAATTCAGATTTGATATCCAATTCATTCTCATCAATTGCGTTTATGAATCTATCCCAAAATCCAGGACCCATCATTAAACCCCAATTTTCAGCCTCTAAGAAGTCAGATTTACCT